AAGAAATTATATAAAGGCGATTCAAAACAATTTTGGTGCGGCCGGTGATAAATTAGTTGATAGGATAAGTAAAATAAATGGCACAGCTTTTTATTTTGTAAGCCAAGACCCTTTCTATGGTTCGTATCTTGAAATTGAATATTCATATGGCGAAGAAGCCATAAATGCTATGATAAATAAAATTGAAAATGCTTTGACGGTTTTAAACTTGTAATGTTTACGGCAGATTTTGAAACCACAACAGATAAAAATGATTGCAGGGTTTGGGCTTGGGCTGTATGTGAAATAGGTGTTATAGATAACATTGTAATAGGAAACAGTATAGAAAGTTTCTTTGAAACATGTGAAGAAAGCGGAAATTTAATTTTATATTTTCATAACCTTAAATTTGACGGGGAATTTTGTATCAGCTATCTATTAAAACATGGTTATGAATATGTTGAAACAAAGAAACTTTACAACAAGCAATTCAACGCGCTTATATCCGATATGGGGCAGTTTTATAAAATAAAGATACGGTTTGGAAATGGAAATAGTTTGGAGTTGCGCGATAGTATGAAACTGTTGAATTATTCAGTTGATGAAATTGCAAAGGCTTTTCATTTGGATATACAAAAACTTGAGATTGATTATAATGTTCCACGTGGAACAAACCACATTTTAACAAAAGAAGAAACCGAATATTTGAAACACGATGTTCAAATAATGTCACTTGCGTTAGATAGAATTTTTAAAATGGGCTTTGAAAAATTAACGCAGGGTAGTTGCGCCCTGGAGGATTTCAAAAGCATCATAGGGAAAAAGAGGTTTAGAACGTTGTTTCCTGAACCAAATTACGACAAGGATATCCGCAAAGCCTATAAAGGCGGTTTCACCTACTTGAATCCGATATACGCGGATAAAGATGTAGGTGAGGGTAATGTATTCGACGTAAATAGTCTGTATCCATCCCGTATGTATTATTGTGATTTGCCTTGGGGTGAACCGAAATTTTATGACGGTGAATATGTTGAAGATGTAGAACGACCTATATACATTCAGTTGTTTAAATGTGAGTTTGAATTAAAAGAGGGATATTTGCCGACAATTCAATTAAAAGGGAATAGCCGCTTTGTTCAAACAGAATATGTAACTTCAAGCAATGGGGATATCGTTCCGCTTTGTTTAACAAATGTAGATTTTGAGTTGTTTTTAAAACATTACAATGTTTACAACTTAGAATATATTCGCGGCTGGAAATTCAGAGCTTCAAAAGACCTGTTCAAAAAGTATATTGATAAATGGATGCAGGAAAAAATAAAAGCGGGGAAAGAACACAATCCCACAATGCGGAATTGGTCGAAAATTATGCTAAATTCTTTGTACGGCAAATTCGCGCTTGACCCAATATGCGCGAAAAAACACCCGTATCTTGATAAAGGAATAGTTAAATACAGGACTTCCCCACCGGAGACAAGAGAAGCCTTGTACCTTCCTGTTGGTGCGTTTATTACAGCTTATGCAAGAAGATACACAATTGAAACCAGTCAGAAAATAAAAGAATACAGTATAGAAAAATATGGCAAAGATATGTATATTTACAGTGATACTGATAGTATTCACACAACTTTGCCGGTGGAAGATATTAAAAAGTTTATCGAGATAGATGATTATAAACTCGGCGCGTGGGCGCACGAAAGCCATTTTACAAGGGCACGATTTTTAAGGCCGAAAACATATATTGAAGAAATAGATGGTAGATTGCATGTCACCTGTGCGGGCTTGCCAGACAAGGGAAAGGATCAGGTAACATGGGAAAACTTTCATCCGTGCGCAACGTATACGGGGAAACTCATGCCCGTTCACGTTGATGGCGGGATAGTTCTGGTTGATAAAGAGTTTAATATAAGGGGGTAAATTTATATGTACGGCAATTTTATTAAAAAATATTCCGACTTGAAAAAAGCCTATGTAAATTTGATGAAAGATAGTAAAAGAATCTATGAGGAAAATGATATCATGGAGCGTAAATATAATGAGATGTGCGGTTTATATGATGAAATTAGTTTGAAACTCGCAAAAGCAATTATTAAAATCAATCGACTTGAAAGTGAAAACAAAGAGTTAAAAAGAAACCTCGAGGAATTATGCAAAGAAAAATGTTCGTTTTGCGAAACCAATTTAAATTATATGAATGGATGGAGGATAGAAGAATGAAAGATATTTTCACATATTATAAGCAACTAAAGAAACTTTATCAAAAGCTATTTGAATCAATTATCCATATTTGAACAACAAAAATACATGGTATAATTTGTAAATTACAGGTATGATTATAATAGGATTTACAGGAATTGTAAATATTATTTACAGCGGAGCGCAACGGGTGAAACCGACCGTCTGTAACATCGGGCCTTGCAAGCTATAATATTTCTGCCTGTAAATCCTGTTGAGGTGATTTCATGTATTACGATATAAACAACACGTTATCTTATAACGCACTTTTTAACATTGTGCTGGGCGGCCGTGGGATTGGTAAATCCTACCAATGGAAAATCAAAGCGGTTCGGGACTTTATGAAAAAGGGTAAACAATTCGGGTATATTCGGAGATACAAAGATGAATTGTTAAAAACCGCAGACAAGTATTTTAATGACATTATTAAAAATCAAGTTTTTCCGGATACGAAAATAGAGTATGACGGAGGACAATGGTACATTAACGAAGAATTAGCCGGTTACACTTTTGCGTTGACAAAAGCAAGTGATTATAAGTCAAGCGCGTTTCCCGATATTTCAAATTTGATTTTTGAGGAGTTTATAATTGACAAGCCGCATTCATCTTATTTGAGAAACGAGCCATTTCTACTTTTTGATCTGTACGACACAATAGCAAGAATGCGAGACGATGTTATTTTATTTATGCTCGGAAACGCAATTTCAATGGCTAACCCTTATTTTATACAATGGGATTTATCTTTACCGAAAAATAAAAATGCCATTGTAAAAGACAACATCCTTTTACAGGTAGTTCCAACAAGTGCAGAATTTAAAAGAGCAAAAGAAAATACAAGGTTTGGACAAATGTCTCGCGCTCTCGGTTATGCAGATTATTCTGTTGATAATAAATTCTATTTGGATGATGAAGCACAGATAATGAAAAAAGGGAAAAACACGCGGTTTTATTTTACTCTTGTTTGGAGGGACAAAAAATACGGTGTGTGGTTTGATTACGATACAGGAATGACAATTATATCATACGATTACGACCCTTATAACACAATGGTTTTTACACCAGATAAAGAAAGCATTAATAAATCAATTCAATATGTAAAGCAGTATGAAAGGCATCCGTTTTTCAGAAGAATAAAAGAAGCACTGGAAACAGGCACACTCGCATACGAAAATGAAAAAATTCAGCATGAAATTAAAAGTATGTTGAAAATAATTATTTAAAAGGAGAAAAACAATGGCTTACACAACTTGGATTACGGCTAACCCACTTGTAAATATTACACAGGTTTTCGGGGGTTCTCATCGTGGTAAAGACTGGAACACGCGGGATGCTTCCGGGGTAATGGGTGACACGATGGTGCGGGCGATTGGTGACGGTGAAGTTGTACGTAGCGAATACGGCACGGGTGGAAACTGGTCATGGGGAAATTTCATTGCGATTTACTATCCAGCTCTTAACCGCACTGTGTTGACTGCGCACCACGCGGAACGCCTTGTGAAAGTTGGGGATTCTGTTTCAGCTGGAACTCCCATCGGAAACTTCGGAATGACTGGTAATACAACCGGCCCGCACTGCCATGAAGAATGGCACGTTGGACGAGGGATTACAAATAATCTTGTAACGCCCGAAGATGGTTTTCCTAACATTGTTGGGCGTTATGAAGTGGAATACGGGGGAGGTGAGCCACCAATGCCGACCGATTTTACCGCAAATATGCTTATTGTTGTTTTCGCTGAAAACGGGCATACAATCAACAGCCCTGCAAGCAATGATCCCGAAAATTATGTATACTTTGGCAATAAGAGAAAGTTCCGTGTAAAACCTGACGACCTTAACAAAGTGCAGGAGTTCGGGAGCTGGAATTACTGGCAGGATATTACCGACGTAGCAGTTCTTAAAATCTTTAATAAAGATTTGAGTGAGCTTCCCAATGTGTGAAAAATTGAAGGCACTTTATATTGAAAGTTATTACAACTATCAAAAAGCAAGTGCCAAAGAAGTGGGAATTATGTATGGGATATTTTTAGGGGTAAGAAAATGCTGTAATATTTTGTACTCACAGAAAACTGTTGCAGATTTTCAAATTCTGGCAAACGAATTTACTAACAAAAGGGTGTGAGAAAATGGATTACACGGTAATGACACAGATAGTTAGTACACTCGGATTTCCGATTGTAATGTGTGGCGTTCTTGTTTGGCTGAATGTCAAACAGATGAGCGCGCATGCGGAAAGTGAAGAAAATTTTACAAATGCTCTTGCGGATAATACGAAAGCGTACATTGAATTGAAAGACGCTATTTCAAACTTGAAAGTGAAAGGAGAAAACTAAAAATGAAACTTAGCGAAGCCCGTGAATTTATTGACCGTCTTTACAATAGTGAGGACGGCATGACGGACGACATGCGCGAAGATTTGCGCAGGTTGCACGATAGTGAAGATGAACAAGAGGGAATGGAACGTTACTTTAAGGAAATGTCCGATAAAATGGACGGTATTTCCAACGCGTTTAAAGATTTTAAGCGCGATTATGTTACCCGCGTTTTGACTGGTCGTGATGCCGTTAGAAAGCACGTTGAAGATTTAAAAAATGATGATTTCGACGGCATCAAAGACGAAACGGAAAAGATTAAATCCATTTTTAATGAGGAGGTAATTGAAAAATGAAAAGTGCAAAAGTTTTGACAAGTGTAACCAATAATGCACCGCAGATTCTAACCGCGCTTCGCGCGCAGATGGTAGCGGAAAATCCCAGCTTTGAAAATCGGCTTCCGCAGGTGACGCAGGATAATATTCGGGAATTTGGCACGGCGGTGCTGGATTATCAGCCCACGCAAAACGCTTTTGTAGATACCCTTGTAAATCTTATCGGGCGCGTATGGATTACGTATCGTTTGTTTACTAACCCTATGCGGGTGCTCAAAAAGGGTATTCTGGAATACGGCGACACTGTGGAGCTTGTTTACACCAATCTTGCAAAAGCACACCAGTTTGACCCGGCACAGGCTGAAGAAGAATGGATGAAGCGCGAGATTCCTGACGTAAACACTGCTTTTGCAAAGCTGAATTATCAGGTATTTTATAAGCAAACTATTTCCGATGACATGTTGCGTCAGGCCTTTATGTCGTGGCAGGGACTTAGTGATTTTATCAGTTCTGTGTTTAATGCTATGTACACGGGCGCGGAACTGGATGAATTTACCACCATGAAAAATCTGCTTGCGCAGTATGGCACGGCTGGCAAGTTCGCTGTTGAAGTAATTGACGAAGTAACGGATAATACCTCCGCGCACATGGCGCTTGCGAAAATGAAAGCCGTTTCTAACAAGATGGCTTTTATGCGCTCGGATTACAATAGCCTTGGTGTCCTTACTGCAACACCGAAAGAAAAACAGGTTCTTATCATTGATGCAGACACCGATGCATACTTGGCAGTGCTTGGTTATAGCACCCTGTTTAATCTGGAGCCCGCGAAAGTACAGTATCGTGTTATCGTTGTGGATGAAATTCCCATTCAGGATACGCACGCGATCCTAATTGATGAGGATTTCTATGCAGTGTGGGACGCTTTGCAGAAGTTCACACGTGATATGAACGGGCAGGGCCTGTACTGGCAGTATTGGGCGCACTACTGGAGAATTATGGCAGTGTGCCCGTTTGCGAATGCGGTTGCATTTGTTACCACAGCACCCACAATTACAGGTGTTACCGTTTCGCCCAGTGCCACTACTGTAAATAAGGGTACTACCGTTCAGATGAACGCTACCGTTGAGGGCACTGGACTTTATCCGCAGGGTGTGACGTGGGCTATCTCCGGAAATTCTGATAGCGCAACCACCATTACACGGGACGGTGTACTCACCATCGGGAGTACAGAAGCTGGGCCTGTAACAGTGACCGCGACTTCTACTTATAACACAGAAATGAATGGTACGGCTACTATTACTGTGAACGCTTAAAGTTTATAGCCGGGCGGGTAATACCGCCCGGCAAATATAAAGGAGAAGAAAATGGCAATAAATCCCAACACAACAATTTATCTATGTGCAGGCATACCATGGGGGAATGACTATGCGCATGTTAGATTGTTCCAGAATATGGAAGAACGTCTTTCTTTTCTTTCCACAAAAATTGTTGCAACGCTTGACGGTGCAACTTATCAGCGAGACGATAAATTTGTTTCGTTTCCAGCAAATTATGAAACAATTGCAAACTGCAATTACATGTATTACCGAAATAACAATCGGTGGTATTTCAACTTTATCACAGACATTCGTTTTCAGAATGAAAACAAAAGTGACGTGTATTTTGAACAGGATGTTTTTCAAACATGGTTTGCAGATAACACGTTGAAAATTTCTTTCGTTGAGCGTGAGCATACAAATGATGATACATTCGGAAATAATCTTGTGCCCGAAAATCTGGAAACGGGGGAATATGTTTATAATACGGGTGTTGTAAACTTGATAAGTAATCGGTTGTATGATTTTACAATCGGTATAATTATCGCAGTTTCCGAACGTTTGGATGGCGCACCTACTTCAAGTTTTCTAGATTACTCATTCAACGCGTTGGCATACCGTTATTATAAAGCTGATGCATGGCAACAAGCTTCAAATTTTGTCGATGAATATTCAAAAAGCGGTAAAGGGGACGCTATCGTAAGTATTTATATGTTCCCGCTGGATTTAATAGGGGTTACAAGCGAAAGCCCTAGTAGTGGTTGGGTAAACATCGCAGGTGTACGCGATATTATGAGTAGAAAGCTGGAAAATGTTTTCGCCCCTCTTGATGGTTACACGCCTAAAAATAATAAAATGTATGCTTATCCTTACCGTACTTTAAATGTTTGTTCCCCCGGTTCTTCTGAAAAAGAATATAGATACGAATATTTTGACACAAACTTTCTAGAAAACAACGGGCCTTTTAATTTGTTTAGTGCGCTTGGCGGTTCTGCCCCCGTTGTTGCTATCCCACGTGCATATAAAGGTTTGAATGTTAATTATGATGAAACAATAACAACAAGCGCATATCCAACTTGTTCATGGATTAACGACACATTTAAAAACTGGTACGCGCAAAATCAAATGGGAATCAATTTTAATGCTATTGTAGATGGTATTGGTGGCGTGCTTGGGGTTGCGTCTGGAATAGGGACGGGGAACTGGGATTCAGCAGTCCAAAGCGCGGTTGGCGCAGTTTCCAGTGTGGGAAACGCTTTAATTAGTGTTGAACAACATAAAATAATCCCTGATAGTGCAAGAGGTAACACGGGAAATGCAAGTGCATTTTATAATAACGGGTACTTTGATTTTGTGTACTTTCCAAAATGTATTCGATATGAGTTTGCAAAACGCATTGACGATTATTTTACAATGTACGGTTATAAGACACTTCAATCAAAAGTGCCTAACTTGTATGGCCGCCGTTCATGGAATTTCGTGAAATGCGTTGACGCTAATTTAATTGATGATATCCCGGTTGTGGCGCACAATCGAATTAAACAGGCGTTTGAAACGGGCGTTACTTTTTGGCATACAAACGATATTAAGAATTATGCTCTTGATAATTCTATTGTTTAAGGAGGTGCAATAATGGCAAGAAAGGGAATAGGTGGAAGAGACTTTCAGTTTTTTGATTCTCTAGCACTTAACAATGTAACTTACAACGAATATACAATTCGATTGCTCAACATTGCACTAGCCCGGTTTAAATGGGAAAATGTGCCAAAAGGGATTGACATTCGTTATCTCGAACTAATGCTCATTACACAGGGTTCGGCACTTGTTTTTTATGAAGATAGTTTAGACCAGTTTTTTGGACTTGGTGTTGCATACACCGGCCCGCTCAATTGGTACGGCGTACCGTCTGAACGAAGCGCAATTGCCGCAAATGGTACTCCCTTTAGAATGCTGGATGAGTCTAACAGTGTGCTTATTTTTAATAACATGGCAAGAACTGGTGATGCTTACATTATAAATGAGTATGCACGCAAGCTATATGAAGTTCAGCGCAATGCAGAGACGAATGCAAATTTACAAAAGTTTTCGGCTTTCATTGCGTGCAACGAAAAAGAAAGACTCTCGCTTAAAAACCTAATTATGAAGTTAGACGGCGGGCAACCGTTTATTTACGGTGATAAATCCTTAAATCTTGATAGCATAAAGCCCATTAACTTGGACATTCCATTCATTGCCCGTGATTTACTAAGCGTTAAAACGGAAATTTACAATGAAGCGTTGACAAGCCTTGGTGTCGTTTCAGCTTTCACAGATAAACGGGAAAGGCTTGTTGCAAATGAAGCCGCCGCCCCGTTCGGTTCGCTTGAAATGATACGTGAATCTTACCTTTATGAGCGAAAACAGGCGTGCGAAAAAATAAATGAAATGTTTGGCACTAAAATGAGTGTAGAGTTTAATTCTGAAATTCCAATCGTACCGGAAATGGGCGGTGATATTGAAAATGAGTAGTTACACCGTTGAGTTAAGACAACTTATTCAAAATGGTTATGACATAGGGCTAAAGGACTATCCTATTTTTGATGAAAGTTACCGTGAAACGCTTAACAATAAAATTATAATGCATTATTGGATACGGGAAATAGGTGCAGAAACGGCGGGACTGTTCAAACTTTATCTTAACCGTACCATGAGCGAAATAATGCCGTATTACAATCAGCTTTACAAGAGCGCACAGCTTGATTTTGACCCGCTAAATGCTTACAATTACTCCGAAACAAACATGGAATTGGAAAACGTTGAAAGCGATGGTACCCGCACTGACACGGCAGACGGAAAAAGTCTTTACAGCGACACCCCCCAAGGACTGCTTGATAATGGAGCTATTGCAGATGAAAAATATTTAACATCTGCAACTTTGAACGATTCTTCCGCTTCTTCCACGGCAAACAATTTACAGAAGCGTGATAGAAATTTCGAAAAGAAAGTGCGTGGAAATATGTACCATAATTTAAGCGAACTGTTGAAAGACTACCGGGAAACATTCCTGAACATTGACATGGAGATTATAAACAACCCGGAAATACAAAACTGCTTTATGAAACTGTACTAAAGGAGGTGAATAATATGGATTTTCTTAATGTGGTTCGGTGCTGTACCCCCGCTTTACCGTCTGCTTATGCTGATGCCCTCTCCTATTATGACGCGTTGTGCAAATTGCAGGGCGCAATTAACGAAGTGATAGCCACTTTAAACACGTACACACCCGTAACCGAAGAATGGGTTAAGAGTTATGTGACTGAACAATTGAACTCTATTATTAAAGATATTGAAGATTTTGAAAGTTCGGTTGACGGAAAAATCGACAATCTGGAAAACCAGTATGCACAATTTACGCAGGAAGTTAATGAAAAAATCGTTGGAATAATTGATACGGTTAATAAAAATAATGAAATTTTCTATAATTATCTGATTACAATTGTCAACCAGAAATTGGAAGAAGTTGTAAACCGACTTGGAGACGAAACGATTATCAACAACCCTGTATACAATAAAATGGACAGTTTAAAAAATACTTTAAATGATATGTATGCAGGGGTGCGGCAGACGGGAATTACTGCATATGAATATGCAAAGTTGGGGCTGACCGCTACAAAATATAAGGCTTATAACATTACCGCTTTTAACTATGCAACATCCGCGCGTTTTATCTGGCACAAACTTATTTATGGTGTGTACTCTGCAATTACAGGTGTTTTTACTTCTACGCAACAAGCTATGAATGAATTAACACAGCAGTTAAGAACAAGCGGACTAACCGCAAACGAATATAAAGCGCTTGATTTGACAGCGAACGCTTACACAGGTAAAAACTGGACGGCGTACAATTACGCTTGGAACTCTAAAACTTAAATAAAAGGAGAAAAATTATTATGGCTAGCACAAACAAAACAACTACCCTTGACCTTTCCCAATTCGTCGGAACTGACAAGCCCGACTGGCTGACCGATTACAACGAGGACATGGAAAAAATTGACACTTGGGCGACAACAGCTGATTCCGATATTAACGCCGCGAATAACAATGCGTCTGGAGCAAAAACAACGGCAGAAGCCGCGTCACAGGCGGCAAATGC